GAGAGAGCGAATCAGCCCTACGACTACTGGGATGCCTATGACGGTACGGGTGAGGGTATCAAAGAACCCAATCACCACAACGCAATCATGGACTGCATCAAGGTTACGGATCACTACCTGACCCGTGGTGAAGTAGCCTGTGCGTTGTCTCACATCAGTCTATGGGCAAAGTGCGTACTTGAAGACAAGCCACTGGTTATCCTTGAGCATGACGCGCTGATGGCTAAACCCTACACGCAACACGCGGTGTTTAACTCCATCTGTTACTTGGGATCGCACGAACAGGTGAAGCTTGGCTGGCAGGTATCGGCTACGCCACCTCACGCAACAGAGGGTGAGAATTACCACTTCCTGTGCCGCGCTCATGCGTATGCGATTGATCCTGCTGTGGCAAAGAACCTGCTGGCCTATGTGATGAAAATGGGCATCTGCACCTCCCTTGATATGCTGATTCGTGCTGACCTCTTCCCCATCCACCAGATGGGTGTCTACGCATACAACGTGTATGAGAGCCGAGAGGAAACAACGATCAAGGGCAGGGCGTTAGAGGGCAGGGCAACCAAGCGCAACGATGGGCTGGTGGTATGAAGATTCTAGTGATGGGCTTACCCGGCTCTGGCAAGACAACCTTTGCTCGCTTCCTCGCTGAATACTTTCGTTGTGTGCATTTTAACGCTGATGACATACGCGAGAACGTCAATAAGGACTTGGGGTTTAGCCTTGAGGATAGAATTGAGCAGGCAAGGCGCATGGGGCATCTGTGCAACATTGCTGGCCGCTGGGGTTCGACTGTGGTTGCTGACCTTGTCTGTCCAACCGAGGAGACCCGTGAGGCGTTTGGTGCTGACTTTGTCGTGTGGATGAACACCACCAAGCAGGGCAGGTATAAGGACACCAACGCGATGTTTGTGCCGCCTGCACACTACGACTACCGAATTGATGACTTTGCGATGCAGATGACGTATCACGCCAAGGAGCTTGCAAACCTGTGGACACAAAAAAACGCAGCATCATCAAAACAATAACGTGGCGCATAACGGGCAGCACAGCGACTTTTTTGATATCCTATGCCGTCTCTGGAAGTTTCACGGCAGCAGGAACGATAGCAACGATTCAACTGATTTCTAATACTATTCTGTACTACATGCACGAAAGAGCGTGGAACCGACTGAGGAGTGAATCGTGGACATAGACGAACTCGCGTTACGCAAGATCATCAGAGAAGAGATGAAGTTGGCCCTCAAAGAAGTCGGTCTACACGATGAAGAGGCCGGTGACGATGTACGCGACTTGCGTAGTCTGATTACCGATTGGCGGGGCATCAAGAAAACTGTCCTGAACACGCTGGCGAAAGCTGGCACGTTGTTCGTCCTTGGCCTGCTGATGCTCGGTGCATGGGGCAAATTTAACGGTGGCGGTAGCGAGTAATGCTTGATCCGGTTTCTGCTTTAGCCATAGCCACATCTGCATACAAGGTCATTAAACGTGGCATTGAAATGGGCAGAGAACTGGAGGACATGGGCGGCCAGTTGGGGACTTGGTTCAAAGCCGTCAGCGATGTTAAGAACGCGGAGGAAGAGGCCAAAGACCCGCCGTTATTCAAAAAGCTTATGTTCTCCGGCAGTGTTGAGCAAGAGGCGATGCAAGCCCTTGTAGCCCGAAAGAAGATTGAGCAGCAAGAAAAGGAACTGCGGGAACTGATAGTCTACAAATGGGGCGTTGAGGAGTACACGGCAATGATGCGTGATCGCGCCAAGATTAAAGACACGCGGGAAAGAGCGACGCTCAACCAGCGCCGTAAGATGCGTAAGTTCATTGCAAACACACTGACGATTATTGCCATCTTGGGATTAGTCGGTGCAATAGTGGCTTTTGGTATCGGCATAATTCTAAATCTGGGGTAAATAGATGAACGAAAGTGACATCAAAGGCAAATTGACATTCGCGGTGACCCTGATGGTTTCCGCCACGCTGTGTGTCTCTGTCCTAGTCATGGTCATTGCACTAGTCTCTGGTCTCTGGTTTGACAACATCGACAACGCCGAAATATTCAAATTAATCAGTCCTGCTTTTCAGACAATTATCGGGGGCTTTATTGGCCTGCTTGCCGGGATAAAACTTGGTAACGGCGATGCTGAACCCCCTTGCCGAGGTAACAAATCATGTTAAGTTTAATATCAAGTTTGATGGGTTTTGCTGCTGGCGGCCTGCCGAAGGTACTGGATTTCGTACAAGATCGTGGCGACAAGAAGCACGAACTGGCTTTGATGGCGGCTAACCGCGAGCGTGAGATTGCTCTGGCGAAGGAAGGCTTTATTGCCCAAGCCCGTGTCGAGGAGATTAAGACCGATCAGATTGCAATGCAGACACAGGCGCAGGAAAAGCTCGCTATGTGGAAGCACGACATGAAGATTGGTGAGGGTGCCAGCACGTGGGTGATTAACCTGCGAGCCTCTGTGCGACCCGTCGTCACGTACTTGTTTGTAGGTCTCTTGATCGTGGTGGACGTTGCTGGTATCTGGTATGCATACAGCACTGGCGTCGCGTTTTCTGTAGCAATGGACATGGTTTTCTCCGATGACGAGATGGCGATCCTTGCTGCCATCATCAGTTTTTGGTTCGGGTCGCAGGCTTTCAGTAAGAAATGAGTACATCCGAGGCGGGCATCCAGTTGATCAAGTCTTTCGAGGGCTGCCACAACAGCCCTTATAAGTGCCCCGCGACGTTGTGGACGATTGCCTACGGCCACGTGCTGTACCCTGACCAAGCGCGGTTGAAGAACGACGAGAGAGCCAACTACCCGCTCAAAACTGAGCACAATAGGACGTTTTCCGGTGATGAGATTGATACGTTGCTTGAGAAAGATCTACAACGCTTTGAGGCAGGGGTACTACGACTATGTCCTGCTGCTGCTGATAATCAGTGCCATCTTGACGCGCTGGTCAGCTTTGCGTTCAATGTGGGGTTAGGGAACTTGCAGTCATCTACCCTAAGAATGAAGTACAATCGGGGCGACTACGATGGCGCAGCAGTAGAGTTTCTAAAATGGAACAAAGCCGGTGGTAAGGTGCTACGAGGACTGGAACGGCGCAGAGAAGCCGAGCGAGCTTTATTCTTATCTGGGGGCTAGATGTATCTTATAAGCAACATTCCGTACTTTAAGTGTTGGGTACGCAAAGAATTTACCAACGGCCATCAGGGCTATCACGGCGAGTACGTCCATGCGCTGGCGGTTGCAGTTACCACGATGCCGGATAGGTGCTTGTCGTTCCAGTTGATCTTTACCGGGTGCGAGGCCGACGACGGCAGTCAACCCAACGTACACGGTGGCGCGATGTGGGCAAGAATGCCGATTACTGCTCTGGTTGGTGACATACCGCTGGAAGAGTGGCCGGAGCGCATGGAAACGCACTTTGTGCAGCCGTGGGATTGCAGCTCGTACCACCACAGTATCATCTCCATCGACCGGGCTAAACCGTCCCAGTGGATGTGCAAGATCAACAACGAGTTCTTCAAGGGTCGCTATTTGTTTACCGTTGACTACGCCGAGAGCGAGGTCTCCGAAGACCCTGCACAGCACAAGCAGACCCATGTCCTCATCCTGACGGATGCTGGCAAGTGGACAGGAAATATTGTAGCCTTACCGAACAACAGAGTCCGTGTCACTAGCCCAGCTTACTGGGTAACAGGTGAAGGCGCACCGGACTTTAAACCGAGTCAGTGGATACACTGCGCAGAGCAAGACGATAGCTATCTAGACCCAGCAGTAACTTTTAACAACTTGTACGCGGAGAGCGAAGAAAATGATGAAAGCTAAAGGTATGGCCGCTGGTGGTATGCCCATGACTACTAAAGACGGTAAGAAAGTTCCTGCGTTCGCCGCAGATGGTAAAGGTAAAATGGCTGCAGGCGGCATGGCTAAGAAAGGCTATGCAGCTGGTGGGAAAGCCAAAAAGGGTGGCGCTGCGGGCGGTAAATCTGCACCACGTGGCAGATAATGCTTAAGTCACTCACCTTAAAACCCGGCGTTAACCGAGAAAGCACACGGTACGCTGCGGAGGGTACATGG